GTTTAAATTCTCTATCATTAGAAAATTTAATATCGCCCCTTGTTGCCCCAACTTCACGCTGTGTTGTTTCTGAATACTCTTTATATATAATTCCGTTCCCTTGCCATGTACCGGTCGCTGTTGGAACACTTGTTTTAATTGGTGTTGACATTTCCCCACCTCCTTATATTAATATTTTATGCCATCTTAAAGGCAGCAGCTGTAACATTTGTTGCCTCTGAGACAGTAAACGATACATAACCAGTTGAGGTCTCGTTGAATCTATATGTTGGAAATGGCCCAATTATGAAGTCGTCCCCATCTGGTATTGTAACTGTTATATCGTGCGTGCCACCTTGATCGCATTCTTGCGCACTCTTTACAGTTACGATAGTATCACCACCGGCTGCCACATTTATTACATGTAAAAATGTCTTTCCATCATTTACAAAGAATCCACCCTCAACCGCCATTGTTGTATATTGTGTTGTGAGGGATTTAAATTCTTTTCCACTATAATTAATTGCAATTGGTGTCAACTGTTGTAATGCCATTTAAACCACTCCTTTCTATCCGATTTTAAAGGCGCACGCTGTTATGTCAGCGAATGCCGATAATCTAATGGTTACTTTGCCAGTATCAGGCGCATTGAATATATGTGTAGGAAATGGCCCGATAATCCAATCGTCACCAAATGGGATAACAATGGCAACATCATGAACCGATGATCCATTAAAATCACATGTGTTTGGTACGTCAACAGTCGCTGTTAATGCTACAGCTCCGGAGTCGTTTTTTATATTAACTAGTGTTTTACCGTCATTTAAAAACTCAAAACCATCAACAGCGGTCGCTGCCACATAATCGCTTGTATCACTGTAAGCTTCAGCTCCACTATAATTGAATTGTTTTGGTGTTAAAACTGCAACAGCCATTTATAGCACTCCCCTTCTAATAATATTTTCTATATGGTGTTAACATGTTTATAATACTTGTTGGATAACCATAATAAACTTTTGATATTCCAAATGAAATACTATAGTCGTCTATTTTTTCGCTATTAATCCCTTTATCAATTTTATTGGAGTCCTTTGATAATTTATAATTTATCATTGCTGCATAAGGAAATTTTAATGATTTTGGATACCATATTTTATAAACCCCAACATATTCACCGACCGCTTCATCTTCTATTTCTCCATAATCAGTATCTATAGTTAAAAAAGCCCCTCCGGCATCTACTGAATTTATATAATATATTCCGTCATTCTCCAAACTTCCTATTATTTTTATAGTGTTGCCAACAATAAATCTATTTAATCCATTAGATGAATCTAATATTTTATTTGTTGAAGCTTCAAAACTTATAGTATTAGAACCCAAATATTTAGCGTTATCAATGTCAATATCTCTGATAAAGTGATTTTTACAAATATCATGTATTTCTTCCTCAATGATATTGCCTAAAAATTTAATTCTGGAATCATTCAAAGCGTTTTCAATCCCTAATATATTTTTTACTTCTGTTAATGTTGCAATCATATTTACACCCCGTTATAGCATATAACAGACCCACCGGCAGCGATTGTACAACTTGTATACCTACCATATACAACTGTTCCAGCTAACATTGGAATAGTTGTTATTCCAGTAATATCACCAACCAGGGTGATAGTTGAATCGGCCAATATCTGAACTGCCTGAAATACAAATCCGGTCGCCGGTGTTATTGTAGCTGCGCCGGAATATTTACCGCCCAAATTACCGAGTGAAATATTTGTCAACTCTGTTAATTTTGGAATAGACATTTAAAACCCTCCTTTATGCAAGTGTTGCCCCAGCTGCTAAACTTTTATACCTTATGTAAAAATTAGTTGAACCGCCGGCACTTGTGGCAGCATCGTCCCCATGTATATATAATTTTTTGCCACTTTCAAGGACAAAAGGCAATTGTTTAGTAGACCCGTCAATACTTGCAATCCCTGTCTTGTTAGCATTAAATTTGTTTAATGTTGCAACAACTTGAGGCGCAGCAGCACCTGTCAAACCTGCCACATTATCTGTTGTTATTTCATAGTTTGTTGGCCCAACAAAATCAGTCGCAGCTCTCTGCCAAATAATTTCCTCGATCATAATATCCCCACTTGTCGCTGTTCCTAGCAATCCGGCAGCACCTTGTGAATTATTTGGAATAGTTGTTCCATCGGCTATCACTGTTTTTTTATACCCGGTTACTGCAGCAATATTGGCAATTATTTGTTTACTTAATGCAACAATAGAAGTACCGGCAACGGTATCAGATTTATTACCAATTACGTCTGACATTACGGTATTGTCGGCAACATCTGCGACCGGTACATCATGAAAAGCGTCAATAACTGCTAAAGCAGCAGCGACCGCGCTGGTGTCTAATCCTGCAATTGCTGTATCTTGTGACCCTTGAACACTTGTTCCGTTCTCTCCGCACTTTCCCCAAAACGCCCAAGTACTGCCGGTTATAGTATCAACTATAAATTTGGAGTAAGTAACATCACCTTGATTATAAATAAATCCTTTAACTAATGCATTAATTGCCTTTGTTCCTGTAAACTCAATAACACTGGTATTTGCTTTTCCATAATAATCTATATCTATTCTTGGATAATCTGCACCAACTAAATTAATATAACTTGTATTTCCTGAACCATCTGTAAAACCAACATGTTTTGTTTTTAGTTTTAAATGATTACATGTTGCCTCTGATAAAAACCATGTAACAGCTTCAATAAGGTTTGTTGAATCCCTTGTTTCAACATCAATATCAAGTCCAACACCTTTTAATAACATTGGCCCTGTTAATCCGTCTTTAGCACAAATTAATATAATATTCTTAAATACTGTGCTATTTGATGCGAACTCGATGCTGGCATCGTTCGCTGTTGAAATTGTGATTTTTGGGCGGTCTTCTCCTTCTCCAATTCCATAAACTTTTATTCCGGCAACATCAATATCAATAGCCGATGCTGTTGTTATAGTTTCTGCATGACCCGGCAATAAAATAATAATATCGCCTTGGTTTGCAGTACATTTATTAACAGCATCGTCTAATGTTGCCATTGGATGGGTTATTTCTGTTCCTGCACTATATGCCGAACCTGTGCCACTATGAACAAAATACATGTTGCCCTTCATTGTTAACAATGTTTGAAAAGCAGCATCTAATTCTCTTTTTAATATTGGATTATTTATGTGTAAATTTGGAAATGCCATTTTTGTTACCTCCTTAATTAGTAGACAGGGATTAATCCCTGTCATTCGTTCCTAATCATATATATTAGGCGTTTAAGCCGATTTTAGATTTGTTATACTACCATGATACATTTCTGGCCCATAATCAAGACCAATTTGTGTGTAAATCTGGCCTTTATCAGATGCCCCAACTTTTGCCAAAGGTTCATCAATTATTAATTTTCCATTAACTGGGCAATACATAACACCCATAACAGACATATCTATTATTGCAATTGTTCCGACTGGCATATTGGGATCCCACATGATGCCAATCTCACAAAAATTAGTAAGTATTTTTTGAATATTTACACCACCGACATTTATTGACTCAGGCGCATAACCATAAATATCACTAATCTTTACTAACTGGAAAGCGTTACATAATAGCACCATATTTTCAAACTGTGCATCTGTACTCATTGCAATTAACAAACTATCAATCATTGCCTTTGTTAGATATTGCGCCCCTCCATTAACTGTATAACTATCAATGGCATCTAGTATTCCAGCGGTACCTGCAGCAACTGCCGCACCTGTAGAATTTATATATGTTCCATTTATGAATGCATAATCAACATCGCCGGCAATTTGTTTCATTGCTGCTGCTTTTTGGAAGTTCAGTTCATTAGTAACCGGCTGGTCTCCAAAACTTGATGTCCCTGTTGTTCCTGCACTGATAACAACTTCATTATATGTTGACTGTTTTGGGTATGATACTTCATAACATTCTTGGAATATCTGACAGGTATTTAAATCATGTGTTCTGGTCTTTGTATCAGCAGTTTGTGCGCCAACAGCATCCGCTTCACTAATCGGTACATTGCCGGGCGTTACGCTCCATGTTTGACCAACTGAGAAAATAAAACTTGGCGTGGTCTTTCCTGCATTCAAACCACCCAAGGCACTAAAAAACGGAGATTTCTTTTTTCCAATTTGGTACAACATACCTAATTGATTAAGGTCTTCTCTATCTGTATAAGCCATTTATAACACTCCTTACTACTCAATTTTTTTAATTGCTTCACTTATTTGAAGCATACCAACAAAATTACCGGCTTTTTCAAACTCGTTATATTGTTGTATTAGTTTTTCTTTTTGGGAACCACCTAAATTATTTTGATTGTTTTGACTATTTGGATTAACATTTCCAGTCGTTACTTTTTCAGTAAACATACTTGGATATTTCGCCCTAATATCTTTTATATCAAAGTTTTTAAGGTTCTCCCCATCTAATTCAATAGAGTCAAAATCCAAGGCTTTTAATATTAAATCTTCATATACTGCCCCTTCATCTTTCAACATTCTTAATGCAAAAGATTTTTTTGTTATGTCTTTTATTTCTTTTTCTTTTAACTGAATTTCATTATTATGTTTTGTGCTAAGTTCCTGATAACTGTTTTTTAAATCTGTGTGCTCATTTAAAAGTTTTTCAGTATCGATATTTTGTTTCTTATAATCTTCGACCTGCCCTTTTAAAAGCTTTTTTTCCTCATTTACTTCGTTAAATTTTGCGATAGGTATATAAGAACCATCATTTATTATGATCTTCTTATCACCTATTTTGGGTAATACTTGATTGTATAAATCTTCACCTAACAAATTCTTTAACCATTCCATTTTTTTCAATCTCCTTTTTTCTGATTTAGGTTTTTTAAGTGGTAACCCTCCACCAAATCAGGAATTTTTTTAAGTAATTCAAACTCAAACTCAAATTCCAAATAATGATTCCAAATCTAATCCAGCAATGTCAACCGCTACAATTGTACACCGGCAGCGAATATCTTCTTTAGCTACCCCGAACCCACCCGGGTATTTAGTTTTATATTCTCCTGAATAAAAATATCCGTCTTTATCTGCCTTTTTACCATCAAGTGCAACATGTGATGGTCTAGTTCTAGAATCTTTTGTTGCCATCCATTCAATATCAAACTCATTCCCTAAAGCTCGGCTTCTGTCAAACCCTCTTCTTGTTGCTTCCTCTTTTATTCTATGGCCTTCTGTCCATGCTATTCTTAACGCCCTGTTTTTATCTATATTACATACTTTTGAAATTTCAGAGGCCATTTTTTTATAAGACTGTCCACTTCCTAACCCTGTTTTTACTATTTTTAGACAATCTTTTTTTATTTTTTCAAAATTTACAAATAATCTTTTAGATATTGTTTTGCCGGCTACTTTTCTATTAGTAATTATACTTGCTAGTTTCTGAGCTTCCTCTTTTATAGTACTAGTTTTTTTTACGTTAATCAATGCTTTTAAATAAGACTTATCACTTATTTTTTCTAAATCTTTGATTAACTGAGTCGATAATTTTCCATAAGTTTTATTAACACTTTTTTTTATTTCTATATCCAAGGCTTTTATCTTTTTTGCCTGTGTCATTTTTTTACCTTCAAAACCATTTAAAACAACTTCCAATTCATCTGCTAAACTAGTATAAAGTTTTTCAATTTGTTTCTTTGTCATTTAAACCCACCCTTTAAATATAGCCTTTTGCAATCTTCTCCACATAAAGCCCTATTTTTATTATAATTTATGCAGGATAAAAACTTTTTTTGACAGATAAAACAGGTATATTCATTTTCAACTTCATTTTCAACTTCTTTTACTTCCTCAGGTTCTTCCCTTTTTTTACCATAAACTTTTAAATGTAGAACTATATCAATTATATATAAAAATACTATTACCACTATTATATAAATCATTTATACCACCTCTAGCTCATTGGCTTCGTCTGGTTCTGGTTCTGGTTCTGGTTCATTATCTTTATACTGTGCTTCTTCCTTTTCAATTTGCTCAAGTTCATCATCTATATTTGTTACATATGGATGATTTGAAATATTAGTTTTCTTTGATATAATTCCATCACTTTTGACAATTCCTTCGATGATTTCAGAATCGTTAAATATCATTTTCTTGTTAAATATTGCCTTCAAATTTTCAACATCT